CAGAAGGTTGTGTGATTGCTGAGGAACGTCGTCCACACAAGGCGATTCAGGCGACGAGCGGCACCGCGGCCGAGGCGGGTCCGAAGATCGTCAAACGCGCCAAGGTCATCGTTGATAATGTCGCGGCGGGTGAGGCTGAACATCTTCGCGTAAGTATCAGCGGATCGAGTGTAGGACTCTTCGCTGATCTTGCCGTGCTTGATCACTCCGCCAGGGCCGAGTTCCTCGTATTCCATGTCATCGAGGAGTCGGTAACTGGTGTGCGTTTTGAAGTCGGAAACGGACTTAATCTCAGCGATTTCAGTCCAGTTGTTGGCCACTTCTTCGAAGCCCTGCAGCAGTTCTTTGTTGGCCAGATTGCTGAAGATGCCGGGAAGCGAAACCGTGCTGAATCCGGCCTGAATGTTTCGGCCGAATGCCCACGTCATCACTTCGCGCAAGTTGCCGTCGTGGAGTTTGGTTCCAGGCATGACCGACATTCCGTTTGCTGCGGCGGCCACCAGCATCACCTGCTGGATTCCGATGCGTCCACGGAACTGGGTCTGGGCTGCCTGAAGTTCGGCGTCGCTGTATTCCTTCTCCGTGCCCTTGTGCTGGCGAGCCATGGAAAGGCCGGCCTGCAGGATGCGGGATGGATCACCGCCGTTCTGTGCGCTGACGAACGATGTCGGGCGAGTGCGTCCGCTGGAGACTTGCCGCTTAAGGATTTCCAGTTCCACTTTTTCAGCCGACCAATTGTTTTCGAGAGCGGCAGCGATCACGTCGGGATGCCCGGCGGCCTTTGCCTGAATCTCGGCGTGTTGGCGGTGAATACCGGCGATCTCGCGGCGGAGTTGTGCGGCTGCTGTCAGGTCGAGCGTTGCGCCTGCAGCAGCGGTTTTCTGTTCGGGCATTTGTGCTGCTGACATAGCAGGCATTTCCTTTTTATTGGGGTCAGTGTGTTCTTCAGCCTGCACGGGCGGGGCTGACTTCATTTCCCACGCCTTCATCAGGGTGGCTTTGTTTTCCGGGGTCATGTTGTCAAGACTCAGACCCAATTCCTTTAACCAGTCTTCAAATGACACGGCTGCACCTCTGAGCATTGCGGCAGCCGCGGCTGCCAGGTTTACCGCGGTCGCGCCGTCTGCACCCATTGGCAGAACAGACGTTTCGCGGAGGACTGCACGACGAGCGAGAATGAATGGGCCGTTTTGGATGCGGCCATTCACCTCAACAGACTCACCGGCTTTGACTTCAATTTCTTCGATGATTCTGGCGCCGATACTGGCCTGCCACTGATGCCCGGCTGCGCCTTGCTGAAGGACGCCCTGAACCTTGTCAGACACGCCCGTAACGGGGCCTGCAAGCATCAGGCTGCGGCCATCGTTCTCGATTGTGTCTGTGACGCCCAAAGTGGCTTCGACGGTGTTTTGGTGGTCAAGCAGGATCGGCACGTTGCCGGGAGCCTCAAGGCCTGCAAGGTCAACCACAACAGGCAAATCAAAACCGCTTACTGGCAGTGGTCCGCCGGTGTAGGCGAGGATTGAAAAGCGGCGGGGCTTTGTGCCTTCCGCGGCTTTGAGCGTAAGCGGTGCGGTTAGTGCGATTGGCTTCATTCTTCATCCCTCGCGTCCATTTGTCGGCTCACTTTGCCAGCCCATGCTGCGCCTGCGTCTCCGCCCCACAGAGCCCATGCAATGCGGCCAGCCGACGGAAAGCCGTCTTCCCCGGGCGACCAGCCTTGCCCCTTCTTATCCACTTCATGACGAGCAAAGTAGGACACCATGCGGCCGATCGTTTCGGGGCTCATGGCGTCGCCGTTGCTTAGATTGCGAGCCCTTGCCACACCTACGGCAGTTCCGCCACGGTTGTATTCGCGTCGCCACTCCAGCCCCTTCTTTGCCTCCTTGCGAACACCTGCGGGCGGGGTGAAGTCAATGCCGTCGTATTTGCCGGCGGCTTTCAGGCTTGCCGCGGCTTCAATTTCACTGAGTTCGTCGTCAGTGACTTCGTCTTCCAAGGCGTCGTCGATCAGGGCTGTGATGCGTTCAGCGCTGAGGCCAATTGATGCCAGCGTTTGCTCTGTAAATGCTCGTGAGGCTGTGCCTTCAGTGAGTTCATCGAGTGCGCGGCGGATGCGTTTTTGGTTGTTTGAAAACGCCCGCTGTCCGATCGTCGTGTATTCGCCGGCGGCCTGTGCAGGCGTTGGAGATGATTGAGACGCTGACAGAGGCGCCGCCGGCTGTTGTATTCCGAAGGTTTTGACGAACACGGCACGCTTGTACTCTTCGACGCTGACACCGAAGTCTGCAGCAGCGCGGGAGGCTTCCATCTCCCAGTCTTTGCCGCGTCGTGCGTGTTCTTCGCTGAGCGTTGATTGGCCAGTAGACAGGCGGGTTGCTGCCGCGCTTGCGGCTTCCGTTGCGTCGAGTTCCGGTAGCGGCGGCCATGTCCATTGGTGGGCAATTTCAGCGATGCTGGGAAGGCCTGTGAGTAGTCCAGGGACGAATACCGCGGACTCCAGAAACCACAGCCAAACACGGTCCACAATTGCCCATGTAATGCGGTCGCGTTCGACGTGTACTTCGGGAGCCCATACGTTGGCCATGTCGCCTTTGAACGAACTGAAGTTCGCGTCTTTGCCGGTGCCTGCTGCGAGTGTGTAAGGCATGTTGGTGCAACGGCAAAAACTCATGAGAGCCTGTCGCTGGAACATTTCATAAAGCGGTCCAGGCTGCTTTGGTTCAACCTGCCCGATATCCCAGCCTTCCGGCAGGGTGGTTAGCATGTTGCGGGTGATTTCAATTTCAGCAAAGTCTGCAGCACTGGCGGCGGGTGTCACTGCTGGGCCAGTGGCTTTGAGGTACATGGCGAAGTTGGCGGCAGTCTCTGCTGAGTACAGCGTTGCGAGTTCCTGCCGTCGCATAATTGGCAGGGTCTGGAGTGCTGGTGTTGCACGCGGAATGCCTCTGGTTTGCCCGGGACGCTCGGCACGAAACAGGTGCAGGACTTCACTGGCCGGATACCAGTTGCCACTCAGAAGACTAACAGGCGCCGTCGAGCCCGGGTGGCTGTCGTAAACGTAAAACTCCAGCTCGTTTAGTGACTGGTCGAATCTGACACCGTCATCGACGAACGGGTCCTGCAACTGACTCTGCTGCCACGGCATGGCGATCTGATCGGCTTCGAGTGGGAGCAGGTCGAGGCTGAGTGGATACCACTTTGGCCGGTCCGAACGCATGACGAAAACTTCGCCATCTCGCCAGTATGCTTCAACGGCAGTCCGCAGGATGTCCGCAAAATCAACGCGGGCGGTCCACTGTCGCCACGCTAATTCAAGCCGTTGATTGGCTGTGGGATCTGGCGTGAGGACTTGCAAACGCGGGCCACTGCCGACGATGTGGTTTACCGCGGTCCGGAGGATGCCAGCATACCACGAGTTGTTTTCAGACTCGTACCGGGAGCGGATACGAACAACACGACGAACGGCAGGGGATAGAGCGGCGCGGGCTGCGAGGCCGTCGGCGTGCGTCCAGTGTCTGCGGTTTTCCGGAGTCGTCTGTGCGAGGTCGAATTTAGCTCTCACCTGTGGCGGGGCTGGCAGCGTTGCGACTGCAGTAGACTTGCTGCGGCGTCGTCCCATTAGTGCCCTCCTGGCGGGACGATGCGAGTAATCATGGCTTTGAGGCTGCCGACTGGGTCAGCCATTGCCTCTTTGTTAGCCAAGTGCTTTTCGTATGCGATCAACTCGGCAAGCGATCGGCGCGTGACTGTAACGCCATCATTAGAGACGCTGGCGGCCTTGCTGACTTCGGCTTCGAGTTGTTCTGCGGGGGTAGTCATGTTGGCAGCATTGCAGGCGACTGGCCTGCGGTAAATGCTGCTGTGCTATTAGTAGCACTTACTACTCACATGGATCAGAAAACGATCGCTTCCCGCGGGGCTGGTGCGTTGAGAGAATGCGTTCTGATGTTGTGTTAATGCGGTGGCAGCCCGGGCAGATACGCTCGCGAAGAATTAGCCCCTCCGTGGTCTTCGTGCGATTCACTCGCGGCAGATTCTCTCCGCAGTGCTGACATTGTAGCCCGCTGCCCGGAAGTCGGAATGTAGGTCGCTCGTCA